CGGGCCCGGTGGGACTTACGCGTGCGTGAATCAATCGACTGGCCAGACGTTCCTGGGCGCGCAGGCTCCCTCGGTTGCAGCGGTGAACGCGTCCCTCTGTCCGATCGGGGCGGTCTGCAACATCATTCCGGGAATCTCGAATACTTACGTTTACATCGGCGCAGCGGTGCTCGGGACATTTCTTTTGTTGGCGGTGCTGAGGAAATAAATGTACGCACGGCAACATCGCGGACGCGGATTCGGGCAGGCTGCGGCGAATAACTGCGCGAACAACACCATGCCGGCAACTCCTTCCGATGTCAATTGCCCGTGGTGGTGCATCGGAACATTCTACCTGGGTGCGTCGTGCACGCCCTGTACGACGCTTTGCCCCAGCGGAACAAACTGGGACACAACGAATTTAGTTTGCTCGCCGAATCCGCAGACCACGAATTGTATCGGTGGCGGCGCTCCGGGTCCGGGCACGACTCCCGGCAATCAATCGCCAGGGACACCGTCGAGTTGTCCCCAGTACTGCACGCTCCCGTTTACTTCCGCCCTGGACGAATGCGCACCATGCGCCGCTAACGCGCCTGCAAACTCTAGCACGCAAGGCTTGATGATTCTCGCCGGATTCCTCGTGATCGGAGGGCTGCTCGTCAGTTTATTGAAGAAATGAGTTACGCAATCGAACGCGATCACCTGTCTGCTCCCTTCGAGTTCATCGGCGAACCGGCGCCGCGCATCAACGCACGCGGACCCATCGGGTTCGGCTGCGACTGCGGGGGATCGTGCGGGATGTCCGATCAGGGATTGGGCCAGGCATGTACGGGGCTATTCTGTTCGCTAAATCCGTCGACCTGGGGCGTCGGCGAGTGGGCGATCGTCGTAGGCGGCGGATTCCTGCTACTGAATATGGGTCAGGGCGGGGCGGTGCACAAAAAAGCATCGAAGTACGCGCAGCAGGGCGGGTTTGGGATCGGCGCGCTGTTACTTGCGGGCGCGGGCATTTATGCCGTGTACGCGCTTTCGCAGAATCAGGCGTCGGGCTTGAGCGACTATCAGCATCAGGGTTTTGTACTCCCGCAAATCCTCGCGGCTCCAACGATCAATTCTCAGATCAGTATCCCGGACGGATGGTAATGGCGAAGAGAACCACAAGACGGAATCAAAGCCTGGGCCCCCTGGGGACTCTCTCTTACGATCTGGGCTCCATGACTCCGGCCGGAGCGCTTCTCGGGACCGCGGCGAAGGCCTATCAGAAAAAGCGCAAGAAAACGAACCCGGCAAAGTTTGACCGTTGCGTTAAAGCGGTTCAGAGAAAAGGTGGCGCAGCGAACGCCTACGCAGTGTGCACGGCCGCGATGAAGAAAAAGAATACGGCGAAGCTCCAACGCGTGTTGCAGAAAAAAGCCGTCAAGTTCCGGCGCAACAAGGCCAAGATGAACCCGGAGGACACTGCGGCGGCGCGGTACGAATATTTTCACGGACGCCCGCCGGCGGAAACGGTCGATGTCTCGACGCCGTTGCACACACACTCGGTTTTGAGCGGGATCGGGAAACTGCTCGAGATGCAAATCTTTGCGATCGACGGCTCGCGCACTGTGAAGCTTGCGGAGTTCAAAGGAGCCCTGCTCTGTCAGGACGAAAAAGGGAATCAGCTTTACATCGAGGGCGGGGATCAAGCGGTAAATTGCAAGGATTTCGGCATCCGAGAACCGCACGAGTTAGAGATTTTAGGCGCTTTGACGAGCGTCGTTTACTTCACGCGGAAGGATCATTTACGCGCGGAGGATGGCGGGACGGCGGCCTATGATCACAAATTTGGTACGCAGCGCTCGCACGCATTCGGCAAGCACGGCTCCCGGCTTCCGCTCGTCGGCTACGACGTGCGCAACAAGTTATTAAGCATTCAGGGCGGCGGGTACGAATTGCCGTCAGAGGGGATCGATGGCTAGAAAACTCAAATTCGGCTCACCAGCCTGGAGAAAGAAGTATCTGGGCCACGGAAAGAAAAAGAATCGGAAGCGCAATAAGGCCAAGGGCCCGAACACGTACACGCGTGCGGGCCGAAAAGCCAAGCGCAAGCGGCTCAAAGAAATGATCGCGAAGAAAAACCGCGTGCGCAAAAATCCGCCAGCAAAGTGGATCAAGTGCAACGCGGTTCGGGTGATCAAGAAAAACGGTCGGCGAGTGTTGCAGGTGAAGAAATGAACTTTATTTTCTTGAGCTCGCCGACCTACGAAGCCTGGGACTGGACGAACCCGGACACCGTGGGCATCGGCGGATCAGAAACGTCGCATATCGAGATGTCGAACCGCCTCGCAGATCGCGGACATACAGTCTTCAGTTACGCGCCAATGGCGGACGATGGCCCGGTCATCAACCCTCACGGGGTCACGTGGGCTCAGTGCAAGTACGCGTCGAAAGAACACTCGGGCGTATGGGTCGTCTACCGCGACCCGGAAGTGATCGACGGCATCCCGGAGGGACAACCGATCTGGCTGATCTGTCAGGATGTCGATTACTGGACACTCACAGAAGAACGCGGGCGTAGATTGACGCGGCTCGTCGCACTCTGCGAGACTCACGCGCGCTACTTGAAAAAGCGGTATCCGTTCGCGGCCGATAAAGTATTCATTTCGTCGAATGGAATCAAGTCAGAGCTGATCCAGGAAGCGGCGGCCGAAAAGATCGAGCGCAATCCGCATCGGTTGATGTTCGCTTCGTCACCTGACCGGGGCCTCTATCAGCTCTGCATGATCTTCCAACGGGCGAAAGAATTGATTCCCGACCTCGAATTGCATGTTTATTACGGGTTCGACAACATCGAGAAGATTGTCGACAAGTTTCCGCTCGCACGAAGGCATCGAAACGAAGTCCTTCACATGCTGGAACAGCCGGGGATCGAATTTCACGGCCGCACGCCTCAGCCCGCATTGATCCGCGAGTGGTTCAAGAGCGGGATCTGGTGCCACCCGTCAAACTTTACGGAAACAAGCTGTATCACGTGCATGGAAGCGCAGGCCTGCGGAGCGATCCCGATTACAACTCCGACATGGGCAATCGAACAAAACGTCGAGCACGGAGTTTTCATCGAGGGCGATCCGGTCGGGGATAATCTGACGCGGGCGCGGTACGTGCTCGAGCTCGTCAAGATGGCGAATTGGATCGGCCGGCAAGAGTCGATCCGCGAAAACATGATGCCGTGGGCTCGCAAACATTTCGACTGGGAAAAGTTTGCGGATCAGTGGGAAGACTGGGCTTACGATGATCTGGAACTCCGTCAACGTCCCGGTGGCCTTGAAATCTTTCCCTTAGCGCGAACGGACGCGCAGGCGGCTGAAACTGAATACGAGGAGAGCGCCAATGCATAAAGAATCGCGTGTCTACCTCGGCCAGTGGCAATTTCAGCGAGCTCACGTGCAAGGAAAAATATTAAACGTCGGCTGCAACACGGACGACGGCAAATTTCGAGAACAGTTCGGCGCGATCAACGTCGACCTGATGCTAACGGACGACGCAAGCGGCTTTTCTATCCCGGCCGACGTTCTGGCCGATGCGCGCTCGTTACCATTCGCCAGACACTCTTTCGACACGGTCATTCTGGGCGAGCTGCTCGAACACTTCTCGGACTCGGACGCGGTGACGACACTTGAGCAATCAAAAGTGCTCTTGAAGGATCAGGGCCGGATCGTGATCACCATCCCTCAGGACTCGCGCAGCCCGAATCAACAGGGCTATTCAAAGTACTGGGCGAAGCCCTACGCGCCGGGCATCCCGCGTTTTCATCCGCGCGAGCTGACACGGTTTGATTTGTTCGATTGGCTGAAGAAAGCCGGATTGCAGCTCATTCTCTGGGCGCAAATTCAGTACGTGTACTGGGGCGGATTCGGCACCGGCGCCGTTGCGGAGGCTATCACATGAAATTCACACTGCTTTCAAACGACGTTGGCCCGAATCAGTACAGTTGTTTCGCCGACATCGAAGCGCCCGATTTGGAAACCGCGAAGAAAATTGCGAAGCGGAAGAAATTCGCGCATGAGAAGGCACTCGCAATTCCGCTGGACAAGGTCCGCGAGTTGCATGACGGCATGACCGGCAAAATCAAGCCGGGAGTCTTTGAAACTTACGGGGTGCCTGCCGCATGCTGACGCACGAAAAGATCCTCGGGACGGTGGGGTACATGGGCGGCATCATGGCCTTGCCCGAACCCTTCGTCTGGTCCTGGACTCAAATGATCGAGTTCAATCGCGACGCAATTCAGGGCGGACGAGTCAAGTACACGCATACAAAGTACTCGCTGCACTCGGCTGCGCGGAACGACCTCATTTATCAAATGCGGGGCGATTGGCTCTTACAGCTCGACACGGATCTCGTGTTCGATCCCGATTTCGTCACCCGCCTTTTGACGATCTTCGAGCGCTACAAGCTCGACATTTTGACCGGAATGTACGTGTACAAATCCAATCCGGCAGTTCCGACGATCTACGCGTACAACAAGGAAAACGGGCGACATGAACACATCGGCCGATGGGATGAGGATATCGAATTATTCGAGGTCGACTCGGCGGGCGGCGGCTGCTTGCTCGTAAGGAAAGAAGTTTACGAGCGGATCGTCGAAGAGCTGCATCAACCGCCTTTCGAAATGACTCCGCCCTACGGCGAAGATCACAGCTTTTTCATGCGGGCGCGAAAGCTGGGTTACAAGGCATTTTGCGCCTGGAAAGTTCAAGCGGCTCATCTGGGCTACAAGGAAGTGGTTCACCAGCCCGATTATTCGCTCGAAGTCGTTCGCGAAGTCCCGGTGACCGTTTACGGCACACCAGAAAGCAAAGGAGCACAAATCGTATGATGCAAATTTATTACCTGTGGCCGGGGTCAGCGGTTCCCACGCCGACGACGGCGCGCACGGTTTCTGTTATCAATGTCGGGCTAAATCCGACCAACTCGGCCGACAATTCGCAGATCATTACGCATTGTTTCGGCCTGACCACGCAGCAGATCTCGCAGGGCTGGCCGCACATCTATTTCGATTTCCGCGACTCGCTGGGGCCGGCTTCGCTCTGGTATGTGCAGTCGGTCAATCCAAACTTCATCGTAGTCGGCCGCGGCGCGACCACGGCGGGAGTGGACACGACGAACAACCAGCAAGTGATCGTCGGTATCGACCGCATTTGGAGCGGCTCGAAGTAAAGGGCTGAAACATGGCCAAGACCATCAAGATTACGCGCGTCGTCGGCAACCGGGGACGCGCGTATGCACGGAAGAGAAACCCAGACATTCTGAGTTTCAACTTATTACCAGCCGGAAACCCCGGCAGAAGAAAGGGCAAAATGGCTAAAGCAAACCGTAAGCGGTACAACAAGCGCAAGCCGGGGTCCAGTCATCGAGGACGCAAGTCAAATCCCGGCCGGCCGAAGCATCACTCGGTAAGGCATCACCGTAGGAACTACGGGACGCGCATGAATGTCCGGCACTACCGGCGCAAGCGCAATCCCGGAACCGGCTCGATCGGCGAGATCATCACGACCTCGACGTTTGTGTTGGTCGGCGCGCTCGGCTCGAAGCTCGGGGCTCAGTTGATCCTGGGCTCGAACAACACCGGAGTCATCGGCTACGCGATGAAT